TTCCGATCTAAATTAGCATAGTCTATTTGTAACCATTTTGTAACCGTTTTCCCCTTGACATTTCATTGTAGTGAAGTGCATAAAGAATTTGAGTTAGCACCACATAACCTAGATGCCTGGGCTTTGCACGTCGATGTTGGATACATTGGATGTAAACAAATTGTAACCTGTTGTTAATATCTCGTTAATAATTTTATGAGATAATGACCATAGGGAAACCAGACCGAAACAAACACGATAGAGAAAGGATAGCAAACCATGATGTACTACAATATGACCAACAAAGAACTGCTCAACGCTTACAACGCAAGCGCGGAGTATGAGGTTGAAGCGGTGCTAGAAGGTTAGGAGCGTGAGTATTATGATTCTCTACATTCGCAAGACAAGCAATTTTGAGCAGGTGGAAAATTTCCTGCTCAATCATCCCGATAAGGAATACAAAACAAGCAGGTTCGTCTACTACTTCAAAATCATTGGAGACTGTGCGGGAATCTTTCGACGTGCAACGGAAACTTGCACCCGGAGAGGCCGCAAGGCAGGAGACGACGAAATCATAGCTTATTACCACGAAGGGGAGTATTGAAATGAAAATCCATATTAGAGAGCATGAAGCGCCGGAAATGTTTTTCAGTATGTTGAATTTCGGGGATGTGTTCAGATATCCCCGGGATGATAAAGATCATGTTTGCATGAAGGTACAGATTGCGCAAGGGCCGAAAATGGTTGGTTATGTGCGATTTGACACTAATACTGTTTATGTGCCCGCTACTGATTTCAAAGTTATTGTTCCGAAAGATTGTGAAATGGGGGTTGAGTGGTAATGAGAATCGTGCACCTGTTAGAATATGAATGGATTGACCCCAAGGCCGCGCACCCGCGCAACGTTATGCCCGTAGCGGGCCCCAATGGGGCCCAGATGGCATACAAGATGCTGGGTAAGTCAATGCAACGCATGAACAATGAATCGGTGCGGCAGTTGTATAAATACCTGCGCACCAACGGGAACAACCCGTACATGACCGAAAAGAACGGGTCAATCAGGATCCAGTATTTCCGGTGGCCGCGTGGATATCATTATGATAAAGTGAGCCAGCAGTTTGTGAGGGACGACGCATGAAAAAGATAAAGAATCAATTAGGGCTTGTAAAGCCCGATAAACTGCCAGCTGGTGCAACGGCCAAGAGCGAACAGAAACCGGCAACCCGCAAGGCCAGCAATAAGAAGCAGGCCAAGAAGAGGAAAGCGGCAAAGCTCCAAGAGAAGAAGGCCAGCAAGCCGCCCAAGAAGCGCAAGCAGGGCGGCAAAGGCAGACCGTATCAGCCGAAACCGTGGGAAGCATACGCACCCAAGGGCCCGAATGCCACAAGCTACACCCGGGAAGAGCTGGAACAAATTGTGCGGCGTGCATCTGGTGCGGCAAACCGACGCTTGAAACGTCTGGAAGAGGCCGGAGAAACCAAGGGCATTTATAAGAGGGCCTTGGGGATGCTGGAAACACAGGGGCGCACCAAGTTCAGCGGGGCCGTAAAGAGCATGACGCGCAATGAACTTGTTGCCGAATACCTGCGTTTGCGGGATTTTCTCAGTTCCAAAACGTCCACGATGCAAGGTATCAAGGAATGGAAGCGGAACGTTTATGAATCCCTCAAAGACAGAGGTTTCACCGGTTCCCAAGAGGAGCTTTCAGAACTGTTTGATAAGTACATGACAAAAGAGCTTGAGGCGGCGTTGGGTTCTGATGTGGTTTACACGCTCTTACAGTCAGACAACGGCAGGCCTTTTTTGCAACGGGCAAAGGACGCAATAGACCGCGCAAAACAGACGGGGGAGAGCCAAACAACAGCCCTTTCCCGTGAATTCAATATCACAACAGAAGAGCAGGCGGCACAGATATTAGCAAAGTATTTCGGGGGTTAAATCATGCGAGAATGCAGGGGTGAACAGATAGCTGAGAGCAAAGCCGATTTTCTAGCTATGTTGGGCACTCCCAAAACCGTGCAGGAGCGATGCAAGAAGAATGCCAGACCGAAACCCCGTTATCTTGATGTAACGTGTACATTTGATATTGAGACCACCAACACAGATACAGACGGTTTTGCCTACTCGTTTCAAACGTGCATTGGTGGCGCGGTCGTCGTTCCGCGATACTTTGAAGAGTGGGCCGATATTATAGAAACGTTGGTTGACAAGTGGAGCATTACCGAACGAAAGCGCCTTGTGATTTTCGTTCACAATCTTGGGTATGAGTATACATACCTCATTCAAATGTTATGTGACCGGTGGGGTGACTGCAAGGCCCTTTATACCAAGAGCCGGAAACCCCTGTACCTTATGTTTGACAACGGTATTGAATTTCGGGATAGCCTGAAACTGTTCCAAAAGAGCCTTGCCAGAGCAACAGAAGGTTGTAAACATGAAAAGCTCAAGGGTGACCTTGACTATTCTGTTTATAGAACAGCAGATACGCCCCTTGATGATACCGAATTTGCATACTGTGTCAATGACGTTCTGGGCCTGTGGGAAGCAATCGAACGGTTGAAAGCGGAACGCAAGTACAACGCGGCAACGCTTCCCATGACAAACACGGCCCTTGTCATCAAAGAGGTCAACAAGCATTTGACCGGCGACAGCCGGACACTCCAAAAGATGCAGGCGCTTGAGCTCAACCGGGAACAAATGGAAATTGCATATAAAGCAATGGCAGGCGGTGACACACACGGCACGCGGTGGCGTGCTGGGCAGACCTACCGCAATTGTAATTCCTATGATTTCAAGAGCGCCCATCCATCTCAACAGCTTTTATGGAAGTTTCCAGAGGGGCACCCCATGATGCTACCACACGGCCAGCCACAAACGGTGATGGATAATATTATAGCCAGCGGTATGGGGTGGATAGCAGAGATAGCAATTAAGGGCCTGCAAATCCGGCCCGAATGCCCAGACCCCGTAATATCTGTCAGCAAGTGCGCGGGCCTCAAATGCGACGACGAAAACCGGGATAATGGCCGTGTGCTTCAAGCAGATGAAACGTTGCTGTATTGTGATTCCAACGACTGGCAGAGAATCAAAGAAGCATACACCTTTGAACGGGTGGTAATGCACCGGGGATTTTGTTTCCGGCTCGGATACCTGCCCGATTCTTTCCGAATGGCGATTTTCGATAAGTTTAAAATCAAAGAAACCATGAAAGGTAGTCCCGAATATGCTTTCTCCAAAATCTGCGTCAACACGATTTTCGGAGCCTGCGCACAAAAGACGATAAGGGACGAATACACGGCAGAAATCGGAGATAGCATAGACTTTGAGCGTATGAGCTGGGAAGTCAACCTAGAAAAGAAAACCCCTGCGGAGATACAGAAGAGCCAGAAAGGCAAGTTTCCGTTTCTCTGGGGCCTGTGGACAGCCAGCATGACGCGGCTCAAGCTCTGGCAACTGCTGAAAATCGTAGGTTGGGAAAAGGTCATTTACTGGGATACCGACAGCTGTAAATTTGAAGGGGGCAAGGTTCCAGCGGTCGAACAGTATAATCAAGAGGTTGCGGCCCAATGTGAAAAACGCGGGGTGGTGGTCACGAAACCCAACGGCAGGAAAGTCTATATTGGGATAGCAGAGGACGAACACCCACAGGCCGATTATGGTTATACTGAGTTTCGCTTTCTCCATGCGAAATGTTACGCGGCCCGAACGTGTGAAGGTGTACTAGAAAGCACGATTGCAGGAGTAGGCAAGAAAGAAGGACAGGCGGCACTTAAAGATAATATTGAAAATCTGAACGACTTTCTTATTATTGATGATGCAGGTGGTCAGATGCTTTCTTACCACGACAGCCCCATAAAAGAGCGTCACGATTTCCAGCGCGTCACTCACTCGGCTAGTTGGATAGTAATGACCCCGCGCCGCTATGAGGTCGGTGGGCCAAACCTAGAATTTGAAGAGGAACGACTTGGGTAATGTTCCACATGGAACAAAAAGAGCGCCCCGCTCTGGTGAGCGGGGCGCTCTTTTGTTAAGAAATCGTAGCCATTACGACAAAGTGGAGAATGCGATTCTTTGTCTCGATGTCGCTCGGGAGGCTCGACTTTGGAACAGTTGCGGTCAGCCGAACGCCAGCACCGACAAATTCGGCGGAAAGAGATACATCACTGTGTTCAATAAGATACGTGGGGCTTCCATCCAGATAAAGTACCTCAGCATATCCAACCGCAACGTCCGAAACGGTTGCAGGTTCGGGGTGTTGGGGGAAAGTTTTAAAGGGGAATGGAAGAATAACGCTTGCATAGTTGCCAGTGCGCTCATCGTATGCCGCCCACACGGTAGCAAGTTCAACGCGAGAATAGCTAACAGAAGCGGGGAGAGACACGCTGTTTTTTTCCAGAGTAGCAATGCGGGTATCCTGCGCGGTCTGTTCGGCAGTATAGGTAGCCTCTGTGACAAACCCCGTCACATCGGGAATCTCGCTTTTATCTGCCTTGTCGGTTTCCAGCTTGGCAATCTGTCCTGCGTGCTCTGCCAGCTCGGTTTCCTGAGAGGTGACGCACTGGGAAATGGTCTGGTTGGGGTGAGCAGTTGCCCAGTCACCCACAATATCATCCTGCCGCTTCTGGTCAGCGTTGAAATCGGTCTTGGTGACGTAATCATTAAGAGCGGTCTTGTCGGCCTTGTTTTCCAGAGCGGTTTTGTCGGCCTTGTCGTTTTCCAGCTCGGCAATGCGGGTATCCTGCGCGGCCTGTCCTGCGGTGTAGGTCTCGGTCTTGACATAACCGTCAAGACTTTCGGTCAGATGGGCGATAGCGTCGGTATTGCCAGAAATCGCGGCATCCTGCTGGGTGTTCTTGGCCTTGATATCCGCGATTTCCTGCTTGTTGGTGGCGTTGTCGCCCTCAAGAGCGGTAATCCGCGTCTCATGGTCGGCCAGCTCGGTGGCGTGGGTTGCCAGCTCTGCGGCGTTCTTGGCAATCAGCTTGCCGTTTGCCAGCTCTGCGGCCTTTGCGCGGTCGATTTCGGCGGTAAGCGCGTTATTGGTGTTGTCGGTCTTGGTATCCAGCTGGGTGAAGTGGGCTTTTGCCTGTTCACAGCACTCTTCCAGTTTGTCCAGCCTGCCGTCCTGCTGAACGTCCTTTTCCTGAATGTGGGCGATTGCGTCACGGTTGGCCTCAATCTTTGCCTCATCCTCGGTAAGGTCAGACCGGAGACCATCGGTCACACTGGTGAGGCGTTCGATAGCCTGATGATTTGCCGTGATTTCCTCATGCTGGGCGGTAAGACGGCCCTCATGGTCTGCCAGCTTTGCGGCATGGTCGGCCAGCTCGTGCGCGTTTTTGGCGATGTTTGCGGCATTGTCCTGAATATTCTTGGTATTCTTGGCAATGTCGGCAGTGTTCTGGGCGATGCTGGCATCGTGGCTCTTGAGCTTGGTATCAATGCCATTCAGCCGGGAATCCTGTTCCACGTCCTTGGCCTGAATTGCGGCAATATCGCCGTCGTTGCTGGTAATCTGCCGCTGAAGATCCTCGTCCTTGGCGTGCAGGTCGGCGATCTCGGTGGTGTGCTGGGCGGTGGTGGCCTGCAAACCGTCGATTTCGGTTTCGGCAGTTGCGACACGCTCGGCCAAGGCATCCACACGGGCCTTATCCTCGGCCACGGTGTTTTTCATCTCGGCATTGTCCTTGGTGAACTGGTCGATTTTCTCCCGGAATTCCGCGTTGTCGGACGCAAAGCCGGAGACCTGAGACGACAGGTCTTTCACCTCGTTTTTGTACTGCTCCACCTGCGCATTATATGCGCCGGTCTTGGCCCAGTATCTCGTATTGGTGATATCCACGCCGGGGCCCACGTTGCACTTGCTTGTGTAGCTTTCGCCGTCGTGGGTGACAATGGTCAGAGATTCATAGGAGCTGTGAATATCCCATTCAATGGGGTCAGCGAAAATGGGAACATACCGACTGCCGATATACTGAGACGGGGGACACGGCCCACAGGGAACAGGGGGCCGGGGCGGCATCGGGGGATGATGGGGGCCGCAAGGGCCCGGCCCACAGGGGCCGGGGTCAGCAGGAGCAAAGGGAGCGGGTTTGATGGGAAAACCACAATCATTCTTACAACTCATGTTGAAAACTCCTTTCTTAATAGGTGATGATAAGGTGGCCGTATTCCGGTTCGGTGATATCGGTGCCGGTGTTGAAGGTCAGCCACCCCCAGTTAGCGGGGACGTATGCACAGAAGTGACCGTCCGGGGTCAGACCGAACCAGACAAACCGAACCATTTCACAAACCATGCTGGGAAGGTTCTTGTCGGCCCACTCCAAAAACTTGCCGTTTTCAAAGTCACCGGCATTCAGACGGTCGTTGATGCACTTCTGAGCGGCCGCAAGGTCAGCCATAGCGGAATTGAGCGCGGTGATATTGCCGCCCTGAGATTCCTGCCCTTTGGCAATGCCCTGCACCAGAGCGGTCAAGCTCTGAATCTGGGAGACCATCCAACGAAGGTCATACATTCCCGGATCACCGGGAACATAGGGGGGAGATGGGCAAAACGGATAGTCCATAAAATCACCCCTTCATTTCTTTCATCAGCTCGTCGGCCCGGATTGCTTCTGGGGTGAAACTGTTGTTCTTCCACCATGCCCAAACAGCGGCCGCAGTCGTGAGGCCGGTGGTCACCCAAGGCTCAAGGGTGGCACTGTCAATGGGCAGGACGGGCTTGCCTGCGGCGCTGAGAATCTGATTTGCCAGAGCCAGAGCCAGAACGGCGGTACGGGCAATAGTACTTGCTTTGATTTTCATAGTCAATCCACCTTTCTTTCCAAATCTTCAATGCGATGATTTGCCACTTTGATTTGCTCTTCCAGCACGGGCACGCGGCGGGCAAAATGGTTGTGCTCGCGTACCTCGCGGGTCAATTCGTCAAGGCGTGTATCGGTGACGGCCTGCGCCTTGCTGTTTGCGATAAGGACACCCGAAAGCGTCACAAGTCCCCCGATAAGCGCCACGATGATTTCCGATACCATAGTAGCACCCCCTTTAATAAAAGTCAAGACAGAAAGTGCGGTGGAAAGAATCTGCAATCACACGATACATATTGAAAAGCACAGTTTGCCGCTCTGCCTCAATCATCTCTTGCGTCGTGGTTACGCCAATGTTGCCGCCTCGCTTCCACTCGTGAACGGTGGTCACGGTCTCTGATTCCTTGCCGGTGACAGCGGCAAGGCCGTGTTCCTCATGCTTGCCGGTCTTGGAATCCTGAGCGGTGCCACGGTCTCCGGCCTGCCGCTCGGTGTGCCCGTGTCCATCGGTGCGGCCCGTGTCACCGTGAGTGCCGTGGGCCCGGTCGATGCTGTCCCGCTGGCCGGTGGTCAACCCCTCGGTGTCCTGCTTGGTTTCGGTGTCAGACGTGGTTTCCTGATGGTCGGTCATCTTCTCGGTGGTCACATCGTCTTGGGTGCCGGTGGTGTTCTCGTTTTCTGTCCAATTGGTTCTCCGGGTCTCGTCGGATACGCCCTTTTCCTTATAGATAGTGGTGGACGCATCAAAGGGCTGGTACGTTGCCTCGTTCTCGGCGCTTACCTTCCCTTCAACGTCGGTCTGGCTGTCCTTGGTGGTCTTGATTCCATCGTCCATAGTTTCATTATGAGTGGTGAGCCGGGTTCCGGTGGTATCCCGGTCAAGGGTGCCCTTTGTGTCCCGGGTCTCGTCTGCGCTGGTCTGGGTATGAGCGAAACCGTGCTCTTTCCCGGCTGTACTGCCCACCGTTTTCTCCTGCCCTGCGGTGTTGTCGGTGGTGAAACCGTCCGCTTTCGTGTCCTCATGGTACAGGTTGCCGGTGGTCTCCATCTGGTGGCGGTCGTCTGCGTGCTGGCTCTGCTCGTCGGCTCCACCGTGGGAGTGGGTGGCCGTGTTCTCTGCGGTATCCTTGGCCCGCTCGGTGGTGTCCTTGGTCAGCTCGTGAACGTCGGTGTTCCAGATGGGATTATATTCCAGCTGGGTGGTTGTAAACAGCTTTTTCCAGATGGGGAGATTTTCCCGGCTCCACCAGTACAATTCTGATTTCATCCAAATTGGGTCTGGGTGGTACAGCGGAGCCAGACCGTGAGCTCTGCGGATTGCCTGAATCACCCCGGCTTTCTCCATGCCCTCGGGAACAACCATATTTGCAAACAAATTCGGGTCAGCCATCAACAGCGCTTCCAGATTGCAAGAGGAAACTAATTCATTCACTAACATTGCCGTCCACCTCTTTCCTTTCGCCCTCGGTCTCGTCGGCCTCGCCTGCGTCGAAATCGGGCTCAACCATCTTAAACGTGATATCGGTGCCGTACATCTCATTGACGATTGCAAGGGATTTTTCAAGCGTAATGCGCCAGACCTCGCGCCGGTTAAAGGTCTCCGCGTCTGCCGCTTTGCTTTCCGTTACAACCATTCTTTCTTTTTTGTTGGGCTGAACAGAAACACCCAGTTCCCTGTAAAAATCGCACAGGATGTTCCGACGATACTCCATCAAATCGGGGAGAATAAAGTTTTTGGACAAATCGCGGTCAAACTGCATAATTGGGAGAGTGAAATCACCGTCCGCTTTGGCGGTCAACTGCTGTTTCAAATCGGCATTGACGATAACGGCGGGGGAGCCATTCGCCAGCTTGTCGAAAATACCTTTCATCGTCCTTGCGCCCTTGTCATCCTTGGCAATCGCGGCGTATGCGAAACGGGCATTGATTGCGCTCTGCCGAATAGCAATTTCTGCTAGTTGCATTTCCCTTGCGTACTTGGTCACCAAGTCCCACGTTCCTTGATAGTCGGGGGTGAGCTTTATCACGGCGCACTCTTTGCCGATTTCCAGAGGGCGCGGAAAATTAAAGAACGTCGTCGAAATCTGCATCCCGCGCGGCTGGTATTGCAGGCCGTAACCGGTCGGGAATGCGGGCTGTACCACCAGCCCGTATGTTTTCGACTTGAAAACCGTTGCAAAGCCGGTGCGGAAAAGCTGGTAAAGAAAGGCATCATAGTCCCACCCAATTTGCCCGGGGCCGTTCTCGGGGAGCCCGTTAAACTCAATGAGACCGCGCAACCGCTGGAAGAAAGAGCGTTCCCAGTAGTTCATTGCATCTGTGGAAAACGTCGCATCGAAATTCCCGCACAGCGTGCCGCCGTCGTAGTATCCGCTATAACATTGGTACATTCAAATCACCTCATTCGATAAATACGCCGCTGTCCATTGCGGCGTTGATGTATGAAATTTCGTCAGGTTTGGCGTTCAGCGGAGCACAGGAGAAACCACGGGTCTTGCAATATCCCTGCACAGGCTTTGCAACTTTCATCACCGGATATCCGTACACCTTTTGGAAGCCTGCATCATCCACCGGGGGGTAATACAGTAAGGTCAACTTTGCTTCCAAGGGCAATTGCACCTGCGACGCACCACCCATAGTTCCGGCAGAGCAGTTGATGGGGGAAACTGTTTGCTGTACACCCTGCGCAACTTGGGCCATACCTTGCGCGGCCTGCGCCGTACCGCCAGCAAATCCGGCCACGGTGGACAGCAGACCACCGCCAAAATTCATCGCACCAGTGACGGTATTGATTGCACCGGTCAGCGCACGCACCGGGTCAATGTTGCTGGTGCCGATTCCGTAGGGGCTTGCAATGCTGGTGCTTCCAGCGTATACCGTGTACTCCCCTGCACGCACCAGCGTTGTTACACTGCCGTCCACAAAACACACAGACCAGTCAATTTCTATGCTTGCGGCTGTATTACACTGGTCAACAGGAATCGCCAGAGTGCCCACGAAAGGAACGTATAACTGCATTTGGCAATTCATACGCTTCCAGTCGTCTACGGGCCACGGGATATTGATACTCGTGTGAATGTTCCGGGAGCTGGAAGGGGTGACGATTTGTGCAAAAACGGTGGTGTTGAACTGCCCCAAGGTGATTTCTGTCTGCCGCCCTGCGCCGTACCGGTTCAAGGCTATTGGAATCCAAATACAGGAGCGGACGCACTCCAAAGCGTTGCCACCGAACAGAAGTTTATTCATAAACTCCGGCAATGCCAATTCCCAACGAACCATTGGCTTGGTAAGGGTTTCCCACGTCAGAGAAACAGCGGTGAGCAAACTGCCCAACGTGGCGGCACTCATTGCATAGGAGTGCAGGCCCGACTTACCAACACAGGACAGAACAAAGGTTCCACCGCTTGCATCAATATTCCCGTCCGTGATATCTGCGGACACGGTGGAAATTTTTGGGGCCATTCCTACCGCCTGCCGGGTGTCCTGTAAACGGAACGTCGCGCCGCTGGAATCCTGATTGAAACCGTATTCAATGAATGCGTCAGTTTTCAAGATTTCATCCCGGTATGTTGCCAGCGGGTCAAGCTCCAACGTGAACTGCCAGATGTTCGCGGTTCCGCGCCCACGGATACCAATTGATATATCGCGTATCCAATAGAAGCTCGCCGTTTCTTCGCACTGGCAATAATTCCATTGGGGATCTATGTTCAGACTGTTCAGCGTGATATAAATAACGGGCCTCTCCATGCTGGTGGTCTGCTTGAAATCACACCGTTCTTCGTCGGGGAGCTTGGTATAATCAAATGCCTTGGTGCTGTTTACGCGTTTCTGTACGTTTCCAAAATGAAAATGATACCCATGCTCTACACTGGGCGCGGGAACTGCGCCGTTAAAATTGCCTCGTGCCATTGTTTCACCTACTTTCTAACAATAAAGGCCCGGCCTTTTACGGTCGGGCCTTCGCGGCTGTTACGGTTTCACATCTTCCATATAGAAGAGAATTGCGTTCTCGGTGGGGTCGCTGATATAGTTCATCTTCCAATGATGCTCGGTGTTGTAATACTCGCCCTTCGTGTTGAAAGGCGTGGTATAAACACTGTCCATCATGTAGACGGTCGCCAGCGCCCAACGGTCATACAGCACGCCCACAACCATGGGCAGGTCAACCCGCTGACCCTTCTCCTGCTTGGCGGTGTTCACGTTGAACTGAGCGGGGATAACAGAAACGCGGCTCTTGTCGTTGATGTTCTGCCAGAAGTTCACGCCCTCGTAGTTGCCAAAGGACAGGTAACCGGGGCCAAAGATAGCGGGGAACACCCACGATTTCGCGTCGTTAATGAGAGGCTGGTACAGAAGCAGTTTCTGTTCACTCTTGGGGGTGTGCCTGAGCAGGGTCAGCGGGTCGCCGTTGTCGTCGGTGCAGGCGGGAACCAGATGATAAAGGTCGGTGCTTTCCTCAAGCAGGGCCGTCTGGGTTTCCAGCAGAGAGACAAAGAAGGAAAGAAACTCCTGCAAATGGGTGGTCAGCAGGTCAGCGGTGGTGTAGGCCGTACCGCGTGCCGCGTTGAATTCTTTGGTGAGGTTGACTTTCTGGCTCGGCTTGCCGGTGTTGTACAGACTGCCGATAAAGTTCATCACTACGGCGCGGTTCTCGGCGGTTTTCCAACGCGCCACATCGTTTGCCACTTCAGTGGTAATACCGGCAAGGAATGCCGACAGCTCGCTTTCGCTGGTGAACGCGGTGGTGAGCTGGGAACGGAACGTGGTATAGGTCAGGTCAAGCGTCGCCTGTCCGGTGTACCACATTTCCAGCGGGTAACGCTTGGAAATTTTGTACATATCCACACTCTGCCCGTCGCGCAAGGTGCCCGGGTTCTGAACGGTATTGATGAACTTGGTTTCATCAAACTTGCCGCTGAAAAACGCGATTTTGCGGACGAACAAGCCCCACTCCTGCGACGTGGCCTCAATGCTGGTAAAGCGGCCACTGTATGCACGGGTGGTGATGATGGTACGCGAAACCATGCTATAAAGGGCCTGCAACGTGCCCTCTTTGCTGGTGTTCAAACACATCTGCCCCACGTTGATAAAAGACGAAGTATCAACAGCCGAAATTGCCGTCTGTCCGGTCACCTGCCGAACTAAATTGTTGGCAATGGTATAAATGTCCTGCGGACGGAAAACCGTTGCGCCTGCCTTTTCGGGAAAATTCGGGTTAGCCATTACTTCACAACTCCTTCCATATTAAAAAACTGGGGGCTTTCGGGTGCAGGGGCAGGCTTGACCGCCCCAAGAATGATATCTTCAACGCTGGTAACCGTGGGAAGAGCGCCAACTGTGCCAGCGGTCGGAACGGTGAGGGAATCCACTTTCTTGCTGAGGTCGGCAAGGCTTGCCACCAGCTGGCCAAGGTCGGGAGTGGCCGGGGCCTGCTGGGCAGGTGCCGGATCCGGGACAGTTGCCGGAACGGTCGGAACCGTGGGAGCCGTTGCACCCGGAACCTGCACAGGGCTGGGGGGAGTGGTCTGGGGATTGCCCAGATTCATAAATGCGGCAATGTCGGTTTTGGTAAAACCTGCGTTTGCCAATGCGATAACGTCGTTAATGCTGAGTGCCATAATCAATAGGCTCCTTTCCATCTTGATTTGTTGGTTCTAACGTCTACATGGGTGAACGTGTGATATACGCCGATACCGCCAGAATCGCCCAAATAGCACTCTGCAATCTCTGCGATTCTGGACGGTGTCACGCCCTCAACCCAGATATCAGCCGCCATGCCGTTACAATGCTGAGACCGGGGAGAAGCGTTTTTGAGAGTGGCATTGTATTCCTTGCTTCTGTATCCGCTGTTAATATGCACCGGTTTACCGGTAAAATTTCGGATGTTTTCCAGCAAGGTCAAAAGCCGCTCGTCAACCTTTACAATATCGCTGGGGTCATGCTTGGAATGAAACTCCCGGACACGGAAATGTGGGGAGAGCCGCTTTTCTGCGGCGTACTTGTATGAATAAGTAAGCATTGCCTACTCCTTTCTATAAAAGCAGGGGTGCGGAACATAGAAATCCTACCCCACGGGATTCCGGCCCGTCTATGTTGTGGGGGCCCCTGCACCTTTATAATACTCGGTTTAATCGTCGATGTCAAGAAATTCTTTTATTTTGAGCAACGTGGGCACGTCACTGCACCAAATTTGGTTAAGGTTTAACATAGCCTCAAAGAACGGGTGATGCAAGCGGAAAGCGGTTTTTCCGGCTTTCGTATCGGGGTAAACTTCCCGGCTTTCGTGCCGGGATGTGCACAAATAGATGTGGTTTCCGTCGTACACATACGCATATAGACCGGCCACGGCATACAGGGGTTTCATGCCTTTAAGATTCATGGGTCGGACTGCTTCCAGATTATTGTATGCGAACTGGTTTTCCATTGCCATTTTATAGAACTTGCTATCCTTGTTTTTCATCATGTGTCGCATGAAAGCAGTTTGCGCACGCCTGGCACTAACGGCGCTTGATTTCGGCATCCCAATAAACACGCCGCTTTCTGTTACCGTCCACTCCTTGCCCGTCCTGCATAGCTTGGCGATTTCATCCACAACACCCAATTCAACCAGAATCGGGGATGCAATGTCAAAAGCGTTCGCCAACAGCCAAAGCCGGAGCGGGGGTTTTCCTTCCAATTCCCGGTTTCCGTTGATGGTAACATAGGCATTCAAAAGCGCGTCGCCCTCTGCCTTGCGCTTGATAACAATTCTTTCCGGGATAAATTCATCAAAAACCACGTCCTCAAACTGCGAACCGTTGAAACCACGAATGTTCGCAATGCTAGGGAGCGTCATTCCGATTCCGTATTTCTCTAGGCACTGCTTGGGCTTGCCGTCCTCATACTCAAAACGGCCTATGGTATAGGTGACCTTGCCGCCCTTCACAATATCTGCGTCAAAACCTTCTTTTCTCAAAGGCAAGAACGGGTTCAAGTCAGGGTCGCTGGTGATAGCGTCAAACTCTGTCGTTGTGCGACGTAGGTATAGGAACCGCTTACCCTCGTTCAGCTCATATTTCAATGTGCCATAGGTCTTACCAACTTGACGTTTACCAATAAGGATATTGCACCAACACCCTAAAGAAGCGATGGACGGGATATTGACCCATCCACCGCTTTCATATAGGTCAAGCGCAATATTTTTCATGTTGCGCTTGCTCATGTTTACACCTCGTAACGGGTCTTATAATCCGTCTTTTCGCCCTGCGCCGTTGCGTGCTCTGCAACTGCGGCAATGACGCGCTGTGTATCCTTTTCAGAAAGGTACACGCGGTACAGGTCGTAGTACTGCCCATCCCGGCCCTTGCTCTGCGGCATTGCGATAAACTCGCCGTTTTTGCCGTCAACGACTTTCAGGTTCAGGAAGGTTGCACCGGGAACGTTCAGCGTGAACACGCACACCCGGCCAGAAATAAGGTGACACGCCTGCACGGTTGCGCCCTCAATGGACAGATAAGACTTGACGACTTCGGGGGCGGCGTTCTGATTGTTCTTGTTAAACATAATATTCTATCCTTTCATTATAAAGTAGTGTCTTGCTCAGAAAATCCAACGGAGCATAAACTGTTTTGCCACGCTGTCACCGTTGGTCGGAAAAAGCGCCGTGGGGCTCTGGTTCGTGTAGATGCTGGCAATGTGGTGTTTCTGCGCTTCCAGCTCTGCCGCCTGCTGTTCCATGGTCTTGCCACCGTGACAGCAGGGAGACCACTGGGGCGCATACGGAAAACCACGGCGTGCCGCCTCTTCAAAGGCGGTGAAGGGCAGGGGGTCAAGCTTGCCCACGCCGTCCACGATGTTCAGAAGATTCCCGTCATTATCATAAACAAGGCCGTAAATGTTCTGGGCGGCATCCTCATAAAGAAAGACGTGTGAAACGTTGGTCGGAGTGGCGCAAGGGCCGGTGCAGGTGCAAGGGTCAGTCATTGGAAGCACTCCCTTCTTTATATGCGCTGGTGAAGTCGTCACCGTCAAGCATGAAATCGTGCGGAATCTCTGCGCCGATTTCGCATTTCAGCGTTTCGGCGTTGATATCCTCAAGAGCCATTTCAATGCCCTTGGAACCGCTGGAAGAAGTGAGCGGTTTCATGCCGTGTGCCTTGACGACTTCCAAACAATCGCGCTTGCTGTTCCAGTCCGGAAACAGCAGGGTCAAAACCTGTTTGTCCTTGACCGCTTCAACAGTCACATACTTTGCGATAACTTTCATGTGTTTCGTCCTTTCGTCTCGTGGTTGATGTTCGATGCAAGTTTGTCCTTGCACCATTATAGTACCATAGGGCATATCAAAAATTGCGAACAGGGTGTTAATAATAGTTACATCCAATGTATCCAACATCGACGTGCAAAGCCCAGGCATCTAGGTTATGTGGTGCTAACTCAAATTCTTTATGCACTTCACTACAATGAAATGTCAAGGGGAAAACGGTTACAAAATGGTTACAAATAGACTATGCTAATTTAGATCGGAA